CCATCGGACTACACTTCTACCCAATTTGGGAAGCTAATTCACTTGATGAATGGCTCTACAACGGGGGTCCGTTCCAGCTCACAGTGTTCCACTTCCTCATTGGCATCTATGCTTACATGGGACGGGAGTGGGAACTTAGCTATCGACTAGGGATGCGTCCTTGGATTTGTGTCGCATACTCTGCTCCCGTGGCGGCGGCTTCCGCAGTTTTCTTGGTTTATCCATTTGGGCAAGGATCGTTTAGCGATGGGATGCCTCTTGGTATCTCTGGACAATTCAATTTCATGCTAGTGTTTCAAGCTGAACACAACATTCTCATGCACCCGTTCCATATGCTTGGTGTGGCTGGTGTGTTCGGGGGGTCGCTATTCTCTGCAATGCATGGTTCGCTTGTTACGTCCTCACTTGTTCGTGAAACTACTGAACAGGAAAGTCAGAACTATGGTTACAAGTTTGGGCAAGAAGAAGAGACGTACAATATTGTAGCTGCTCATGGTTACTTCGGTCGTCTTATCTTCCAATATGCAAGCTTTAATAACTCTCGTAGTCTCCATTTCTTCCTTGCTGCTTGGCCAGTTGTTGGCATCTGGTTTGCGGCGTTGGGGGTGTCCACCATGGCTTTCAATCTTAATGGGTTTAATTTTAATCAGTCTCTCCTATCTTCTGAGGGGCAGGTAATTAACACTTGGGCTGACATTCTCAATCGTGCTAACCTCGGCTTTGAGGTGATGCATGAAAGGAATGCTCACAACTTCCCACTTGATCTCGCCAGTGCTGAGACCACTCCTGTAGCATTGGTGTCTCCTTCTATTGGATAATTAAATGGCAGCTACTAACGGCTACGATCCTAATGACCTAACTTCTGGTCTTCAAAGTCAGTACGTAACACCTACTGCTGATGCTCCAGCTTTTATTACAGCTTACGGTGAGGCAAATCAGACTCTAGCTGAAATGAGTCCTGCTGGTGTTAAAGTGCAGGCTAGTACTCTTAACACTTGGACCTAATGGCTAAGACTGGACTCTATGCAAACATCCACGCTAAGCGTAAACGTATTGCTGCTGGCAGTGGAGAGAAGATGCGTAAGCCTGGGAGTAAAGGTGCTCCCACCTCAGCTCAATTTAAGAAAGCAGCTAAGACTGCAAAGAAGAAGTAAGCACGTCGTCCGTTCATCATCGCAGCTGCGCTGCTTTGACGCATGACACCTACTCATGGAACGGGGGGTAGGTACTTCAATCCTTACAATGACTCAAGTCGAATTGGATGCCCGTGTACGGGAACAGCAAGCTCAACAAAAAGAGCAGAAGTTGAAGTATCGCGGCGTTGCTTACACACCTAAAACTAAATAATTAAACGGAGTCAGGCACCTCAGAGTCGGACCTGGCTCCTATTGACTATTGGCCGGTACGCCGACAACCTTTAGTCATGACGGTCTGGAGAGACAGACAAACAAACATATATTGAATGCACATGACTACTCGTGTGAATTCCTAAGCGCTTAGGGAGAACGTAAACAACTCTCTCTTTTCTATTGTGGCTAACACTACTCAAACTCTGGTAGGCGCCCTTAACAAGGTTAATAACGGCTCCTACGATTCTAAATATGCAACTTACCTGAAACTGTTTTCAGGTGAGATGATCAAGGCGTATGAAAGCGCTACGATCGCAAAAGATACTGTGCAGACCCGTACTCTTAAGAACGGTAAGTCCCTGCAGTTCATTTATACTGGCCGTATGCAGGCTGGGTATCATACACCCGGTACCCCGATCCTAGGGTCTGGGGACCCCCCGGTGGCTGAGAAGACCATCATCTGCGATGACCTTCTGATCAGCTCTGCATTCGTGTATGATCTCGATGAGACCCTGGCTCACTATAGCCTGCGTTCTGAGATCTCGGCTAAGATCGGTCATGCTCTGGCCGAAGCTTATGATAAGAAGATCTTCCGTATTATCGCTAAGGCTGCTCGTCAGGCTCACCCTATCACCGCTTCTCCTGGTCCTGAACCCGGCGGTAGCGTGATCCAACTGGGTACTACTAACGAGTATAATGCTCAGGCTCTGGTTGATGCCTTCTTCGAAGCTGCTTCGATCATGGATGAGAAGAATGTTCCCAAGACTGGTCGTCATGCTGTGCTGTCTCCTCGTCAGTACTACGCTCTGATCAGCCAAGTTGATAGCAACATCCTGAACCGTGATTACGGTAACACTCAGGGTAACCTGAACTCTGGTGATGGTCTCTATGAGATCGCTGGTATCAGCATCAAGCGTTCTAACAACCTGCCTTTCCTGGCTGGTACTGTGAGCTCCGTTCCTGGTGAGAACAACGATTACTCTGGTGATTTCAGCACCCACTGTGGTCTGATCTACCAGCGTGATGCTGCTGGTGTGGTTGAAGCTATCGGTCCTCAAGTGCAAACTACTGGTTCTGATGTTCGTACCATGTATCAAGGTGACGTAATTGTTGGTCGTCTTGCTATGGGTGCTGACTGGCTGAACCCTGCTGCTGCTATTGAGCTGCAGTCTGCTCGTTCCTGATAAAGAATAGGGAGGCAATTAAATGGCTATTACTCCTGGAACTTCTAAAGTTGTGAAGCTTCCTGCTACGCAAGTCTTTAGCTCCAGTGGTACCATTGCCTCCTACACTCTGAATCCCTGCTCTCCTCTTGAAGCAGGTCGTCAGGTTGTGGGCAATGGTGTACTGGATCGTGCAACAAATGGCTCCTCCATTTCTGGAGCAACCGCTACGTAATCAACCCTAGGTTAAACAATGTCTATTATTTCTAACGGAAATCTCGGTGCTGTGTATCAGCCCGATTATTTTGAAGCAAGTCGTGTGCTTGCAGCTGATAGTGCTCTGACTACTTCTGCAACTGCAGAGCCGACTTTTGCTTTCAATGTCGGTAAGAATGAGCGTGTGGTCTTCCGTTTCACGCTGTTCTATGATCAAGATAATGCAGGTGATGATCTGCAGTACACCATCAAGTCTACTAATGCTGCTGGTGATGCTGTTGCTCCTGCTTTCTATTCTGAGCATCTGAATGCTATTGTTCCCGGTGGTACTGCTTTCCTGGCAGTGACTACTACCCCGAACACTGAAGATACTCTGACTACTACTGGTACTGGTCAAGGCATGGCTGTGATCCAAGGTGTGATCCTTGGTAATGCTAGCTCTGCTACTACTGTTAATCTGCTTCTTGCTAAGGAAGCTGATACTGCTGGTGCTACTACTGTTCAAGAAGGTTCGTTCCTGGAACTGCGGAGGTTCTGATCATGGCTAACATCTCACAAGCTGCTGGTGGTAATGGTGTAAGCGGTACTGGCGCTCCTGGCGCTGTTACTGGTGCTTACGATGCTGCCTATGCTGCTAATGGTAATCTGGCTGTGGCTGGTTCTAATGCTGTCCGTCGTTCAGTTTCCAAAACTGGTGGTGATGTGTCGAAAGTATTTTCCATCACTTCTGGTCTTCGCACCGCTTATGTTGGTGTGGAATGTGACAGTCCTGCACTTGATGCTACCCGCACTGGTGCTTGATTAATTTAATGAGGGAGGTCTTAACTGGTCTCCCTTTTCTTTTACTATACATATAACGCTATTGTTATTATGCCATTCTCTACCACTGGCTCTAAGACTGAGCTGCAAGCTGTCAATCAGATCCTGGCGTCAGTTGGTCAGGCTCCAGTTACTTCGATTGATACAGAAACGATTACCGATCAAAATGGTAATTCGGTTACCGTAGTAACCAACCCGGACGTTGCGATTGCATACAGTACTCTTGAAGAAGTATCACGAGAAGTACAAGCTGAGGGTTGGACGTTTAACAAAGAATTTAATTATACGTTCACTCCTGACAATAATAACGAAATTCTGTGGCCTAATAATGTCATCCAACTTGATCTATCTGATGATCCTAGATACTCAAGTTATCGAGAGAAAGATACAGTAAAACGTGATGGTAAGCTGTATGACCGTATGAATCATACTTTTACTTGGACTGAACCAGTCTACTGTGATGTTGTGTGGTTCTTCTCTTGGGATGACCTGCCTTCACCTATCCAAGACTACATCACCTGTAGGGCTGCTACAATCGTCTCTAGCAGGCTTGTAGGGGACCCTGGGCAGTATCAGGTACTCCAACAGAAAGAAGCCTATGCAAGGGCTATGGCGATGGAGTATGAGTGCAACCAAGGTGATTATAGTATGTTTGGTTATCCTCGTGAAGGTACTTATTATCAGAGCTATCAACCGTACAATACTTTGCAGAGATACTGATGGCAGCAGTTACACAAACTATCCCTACTTTCCTTGGTGGTGTCAGCAAACAGACTGACATTAAAAAACAACCTGGGCAAGTTGATGAAATTCTAAATGGCTATCCTGATCCTACTTATGGTCTCCTTAAAAGGAACGGTAGTCAATTTATTGATCTAATCACAGAAAGCACTCCTGGTGAATTTACCGATGGTCATTGGTTTAATATCTCACGAGATAATGACGAACGATACATTGGTGTAATCACTAAGGCTGGTAACATTCGTATCTGGAATACTGTACCTACAATTACTGGTGGTGTTCTCAGTGTAACTGAAGCTACCATTACTAATAAAACTGATGCAGATGTTGTGTCTTATTTGACACCTCCTGCTACAACTAATGGTACCAGTGATTTCCATACATTCTCTTACCTTGATCAAACGTATATTATCAATAAAAATAAGACTGTAGCAATGACTGCGAAGAGTGACTATTACCTTCGTACTAGAGCTACAGTTGTTATTGGTAGTATTGATTATGATAGCATCTACAAGATTTTCATTAATGGTACCCAATATGATTTCACTACTGTAGACCTAACTACAGCAGACAGTCGTGGATACCCTGTAACATCTGATGAAATCCTTACTGGATTAAAAGCTGATATTGATGCATCTCTTAGTGCTACTTTTACTGTTACTAAATATGCTAACAGTTTAGAAATTGAAATTAAAGATGGTCAAACTCCATTTACTATTGAAGTAGCTGGTGGTATTCAAGGTGTATCACTTACTTGTTATCAAGATGATGTAATTAACTCAGCTAGATTGGCAGCTTATACCAAGCCTGGTAGACGAGTTAAAATTACTAACAGTATTGACGAAAGATCTTCATATTATGTGAAGTTTGCTTCTACTGGCAATGCACCTGGTGGCACATCTGCAGTTAATGAAGGCTCTGGTTTCTGGGAAGAGGCTAGAGGTTGGGACATTGATGTAGATGCTAATGGTGATCCTATTGCTACTGGTGGTAAATATGTAGCTAAACTTGCTTCTAGTGGGTTTGATGCAACTACTATGCCATATAAGCTGGTTAGTACAGCTACCAATGCTTTTACTATTTCCAAGGAAACATGGGCTTCTAGACTTACAGGTAATGACTACGGCAATCCTGTACCATCATTTGTAGGAAAAGAAGTTAAGTTTGGTCTTGTTTATAGTAATAGGCTTGTATTCCTAACAACAGATACAGTTGTTATGAGTGTGGCAAAAGACCTTGAGAACTTCTTCTTTACTAGTGCTCAAACAGTCATTGCATCAGATCCAATTGACGTAGAGACATCTAGTTCAAAAGTTAGTAACCTATATTGTGCTGTACCACAGGCACAAGGTCTTGTCTTATTCAGTGAATATGAACAGCACATACTTTATTCAGAAAGTGGAATCATTTCACCTACTGACGTAATTGTACGTACAATCAGTCAATACGAATCAGATAGAACAATACCTGCTCAAGATACTGGTGACTTCATTGCCTTTACAACTAAGGTATCTGGGTCTACAAAACTTCTAGGTATGCAAGCACGTGGTAACTTGGCTGCTGCTGAAGTATCAGAGATTAGCATTGTTGTTTCTGGCTATATGCCTAAAGATATTCAACGTCTAATTGTCAATGTACAGGACTCATTAATGGGTCTTTACACAATTGATTCTAGTGAAGTCTTCTTGCATAAGTATTACTCTAGTGGAGAAAATACAGCTATGCAAGCTTGGTTTAGATGGCAAATAACTGGTGCTATCAAATACCTTACCATCATCAATAACTATTTTGTTGGTGTCGTAAAGGACGGCAGTGAATTTAAAGTCATCATATTTGACATCATTCAAGACTTAGATCCCACTGATGTAGATACTAGCCCAGCTATTACTACTATGCGTTTGGATCAAGCTTTTGTCGTTAAGTGTGGTGGTACAATCACCTACAATAGCACTACAAATAAATCCACTATTCCTAAACCATACGCACACGTTACAGGTAAGACACCAGTAGTCGTTACAGCACAGACAATGGCTGATGGTGCGGCAACAGATTACAGTACGCTGTATAAGCTTGCTAGTGTACCTGATCCAAATATTACACATGACGTTATCCTTGAAGTAGAGGTAGACGGTAGTGGTAACTGGTTAGTACTTGGTGATTGGACTGGTAAGGAATACGATCTTGTAGCTGGGTATGAGTTTAACTTTGAAGTAGACCTACCTAGGTATTTCTATCGCTCACAGAATAACGTAGACTGGACTGCTTCACTAACTATTGCTCGCATGAAGTTTGAAGTTGGATTCAGTGGAGCTGTTAATTTCTACATTACCCGTTATGGTGCTCCTGAATGGATTAGTGTAGCTGGTGTACAGAATGCTGGTTCCTATCTAGCCAACTCAACCCCTACTATTGATCGGACAATTCTAACCGTGCCTATTCATCAAAAGAATACAAACTTTAATCTTAAACTAAATAGCAGCTCACCATTCCCGGTGTCTCTTAATAGTATGACTTGGGAAGGTCAGTATGCACCACGTTATTATAGGAGGGCTTAGTAATGCCATTAGATCCTGTTAGTTTAGCTATTGGTGGTGTTGGCTCTCTTGTTAGTGGTATCTTTGGCGGTGCGCAGCAAAGTGCTCAAAATAGAGCAGCTGAACGTCAAGCTCAACTTGCATATGAAGCTAATCTAGCGCAATGGAACTTTAATAAAACCAGCGCTAAACGTCAATATAAGTATGATAAGCAAAGCGTTAAGATTCAACGTAACAACATTGAACAAAACCTAGCTTATCAAGAAGCGACTGCTAATCAGTCGTGGCGTTATCAGATGCAAATTCAAGCATTTGATTATGCCAACCAGATGCGTGCTTATAATAAGTCACGACAAACCGCATCACAGCAGCTTGAGTTCAATAACTTAGCTTATGACTATGCGCTTCAAGATGCTGCACGTTGGGAACAAGAACAGAACGTAGCACTTGACTTTGAAGAAAAGGCAACGATGCTTGCTTACCGTTTCAATCAACGCGGTGAAGCATTAAACATGCAGCAAGCTGAAGTTGCTTTACAGCAGACTCGTGGTATGGGTCAGTTGCAGCAACAACGAGCATATGTTGAGGGTCTCAAACAAGCAGGTGCTGCTCAAGCTAAAGGAGCTATGGGCATCAGTGCTGAGAAGGCTGCACAGGCTGCTATTGCAGAGACTGGAGCAATTACTGCTGGTATCATCCAAGAAGTAATTAATGGTGAGCAAAATTATGGTCTTACTTCTGAAGCCATTAATTTGAAACTCGAACAACTTAACGATAATTTCTACCTGGATAAGGCACAGCTTGCTGCGTCTCGTGTTAGCCTTGGTAATCAAGCTAAAGCTATGCGTAATCAGGCTTCTCTCAATAAGTATCAAGGCGATCTTAATGCTATTGCTAATATGATGCTTGAGCCTATTATGCCACCTGCTATTCCGAAGCCCCTTGAACTACCCCGTCCTACTCTTCAGGATCCTCTTGAGTTCGATAAGAAGATGTGGAATAGTGTTAAGCCTAAGAAAGGTTATGTTGGCACTGTAAGTCCTGTAGCAACTGGTCTTAGTCAGTTCGCATCTGGTGCATTTAATGCGGTGCTTAATTCTTATACACCAAGCTAATGGCTAAATTTAAAAGTTATGCAAGTCCGACTGGATTCCAACCTATTCAGGCACCTGATGAATCCAGGAAATATTTAGCACAAGGTCAACAGCAGTTGCAAGCAATGCAACGTGCTATGCAGTTTGATCTTGCTAATCGTGATCGCTACCTCAATGCTATGCAGAATGCACAAGCATTAGAGATGCAGAATCGAGAAATGATCTTTAAACAGGATACACGTAATCGTGCTGTTATTCAAGATCAACTTAACAACAACTACCAACAGACAATTGTTGATGCGCAACGTCAAGGTCAACAAGAAGTAGCTACTCTTAAAGCTCTTTCTGCGTTCTCTGAGACTGCATTCAATGCGCTTGGAGAGTTCAATAAGAAGCGCGAGGAAGGTATTAAGCTTGGTGTTCAGAAGTCTCTTTATGCTTTGAGACCTGACACTAAAACGTTGCTAGAAATCCATAAGTTAGACCGTAACCTAACTGATCAAGCTCTTAATGAAAATCAATTTGTTCAGAGTCTACTAAAACAAGGCGGCTCTATTCAAGATGTTCGCTACTTGATGAAGCACAGTAATGCTAAGTACTGGTCTGAATCTAGGCAACTTCTTGAAAGCGCTGGTAGTGGTTATGGTAACTTTGTCAACGAGAACTACGAAACTAAATTTAAAGTTCGTGAAGGTCAAGAGATTAGTTATGCTGAAGCTCGTCAGTCTGGCGATTTAGAGGCACAGCAAAGCATCCTTTCTCAACTAAACTCACAGTATAGGCAAGAAGCTGGTCTTCTTAACTTTAACCCGACAGCAGTGGCTACTTATGTAGATCCACAAATGCGTGCTTTTGAGAACCAACTGCAACAAGCTGCTAATGCTGAATATCGTAAGCTTGCTGACAGTGAAACTCAGAACAACATTGTTCGCTCTATTAGTCAAAAGGTAAGTACTGAAGGTGCTCCAGGTTTGGCTCAGTGGCTATCCTCTCTACCTTCAGGCAACCAACGTAGGGTAGGTAAGGCTAATGTCCTTAACTTCTTTGCTACAGCGGCTGCTGGAGATGGGTGGCAAGATGCTCAAACTGTATGGCAAGAGCTTCTTAATCAACCTATTGATGAGAAAGGTACTACCTTTGGTGAATTTAATAAGAATGATCCTGCAGTCATTGAAGTAACTCGTGCTTTTGTGCAAGCTCGTAAACGTGCTATCAGTGATTCAAACATTGAAGAGCAAGAACGCTTGGCTCAACGTAATCTTGCTGAGAATGATCTCATTAAGATGCTTGAAGAGCTGCCTGGTGGTTACACTGATGCTGACATTGAAGCTGCTGAGGCACGTCTAGATAAGGTTGCTCCTGGTATTGACAGTCAGCGCCTTAAGAGCATGATGCAAAATGAGTCTACTAATGCTCTTTACCGTAACAAGATTACCAAGCAGCTTCAAGATCTTGCTGATCGTGGTCTATTGACTGAGGAACGTCTTAATAGCATGGGTGTTCCTGGCACTATTGCTGCACAGTTTAGGGGTCTTGCTAAGGCTACTAGCGCTGATAGAGCAGCTAACGGTAACTTCAAACCACAGATGGATGCACTGGCTGCACTTGCTAAGTCTCCTCCGACTATCCAAGCCAAGCCTGATGGTACCTACCATTGGTCAGTACCTTTGATGACTCAACAGCTTCAAAACAGGTTCCTTACTAAGTACTCTGAGCTTAAAGCTGCTGGTGATCCTAATGCTGTGAATTCCGCGTTATCTTTTGTACAACAAGAGTTTGCAGCTCAATCTAAAAATCCTCAGTTCTTCTCTACTGATAGTACTAACCTTGGTGGCTATTCGCAATTCACTAGGGCTACTACACCCTCTACCGCATCTACTGCTCGTATGCAGTGGGTACAAAGTAGTGTGGCAAGGCTTGGTGTAAAGGCACTTGATAGTAACGGTTCTATCTTCACTATTTCTGAACTCAATACAATTGAGCAGAATATGAAGAAACCTGGATTCAAGATGGATCCAATGGCTGAGTACATTGGTAGACAGATGGGTATTGACCCGCTGGCTGTTATTAATAGACAACGTATTGCAGCAGGTCTTACTCCTGTTCAACTTCCTGAGTCTACAGCAACGTTTAGTCAGACTGTTAACCCTGAATTTAAAAGGATGTTGGATGCATACCAAACCCCTATGACTTCTACTAGGGCAATGACATCCACGCGTACCTTTAACCCTAGTCTGATTCCTAATGGCTACGGTCCTATGGTAGTGTCTGCTGCTCAGTCTGCAGGTGTTTCTCCTAATTACATTGCAGCTTTGGCCGAGATTGAAAGCAGCTGGAATCCTAATGCAGGATCTGCAGTTGGAGCTATCGGTTTGATGCAAATCTATCCTCCTTATCATCCTCAATATACTGGTGGTAAAGACCCTCAAGCTAATCTTAACTATGGTGCAGCGTATTATGCACAACTGTTGAAGAAGTATGGGGATCCAGTAAAAGCTGCTGGAGCATATAACTCTGGTCCTGGTAGGTTCGATGAGTACCTTACTAAAGGAACCCCTCTACCTCAAGAGACCGTAAACCATATGAAGAAATTCTCTGCGGCATTAGCTAAATATGGTGATGTTTCGCAGCTACGGTCTACAACTACAATGCGTGGTACCTTTGCTGTTAGGCAATATGTTAGTGGTGATCCAGCTATCCAAGGCATGAACACTGGTAGAGTTATTTACGATCCAGTTGGACATGGTGGACAAGCATATCATAATCACTACGAATTTGCAACTAAACAGCAAGCACTGGACGCTAAGAAGTTGTATGAATCCAAAGGTTATCGAGTTACATCTTATATGAGACCTGGTGATCCTGGAGCACATGGTAAGGGTTACGCTATTGATGTAGCACCTCCTTTAGACCTACCTTATGATCGAGAAGCTGAAGCTAAATGGTCAGCTGAAGCAAACGCAGTAATCGGTTTTAATCCCTTACAATAATGAACGAAGACGATCTCATGCAAGGGATCCTGTATGGTACGCCAGACATGACGCCTGAAGAGGAGCAGCAAATGATGCTGCAAGCAGAACAAAGCCAACAAGACATGCAGCTCATGGAGAACATGGCTCGTCGGCAAATGCTGCAGCAAGCTACTCCTCAACAGCCTCAAGGATCTACGCAACAACCCGCTCAACCTACGGGTCAAGAGCAACAACAAACACCTCAACAAGAAGGTGGTATTGATATTGGTGGTCTTGCTAGGCAGACATTAGAAGGTGCAATCGCTGTGCCTGCTGGTATTGTTGACTTTGGTGTAGACTTTATCAACATCCTTCCTAGTAAAGAAGTACCTGGGATGGCTAATCCATTCCGTCCTGATGGTAAGGTTCAGAAACTACCTAAGTTTCAAAGCGATCTTATGCAGTCATTTAGGGAGATTAGTAGTGTAATTGCACCTACTATTCTCTTAACTGGAGTTGGTGGTAGCGCTCTTAAAGGAGCTGCTAGTGCTAGTAAAGCAAAGATGCTGCAAGATCCATTTGTACAATGGGTAGCACCTAAACTCTTTGCTGCAGGTGCTGGTGCTGCAGTTGACTATACTGTTCAATTTAACCAGACTGATGATAACCTGACTGGTACACTTAAGAAATCCTTTCCTGCTCAATTTGGTTGGATTCCTGACAACATTGCTACACTAGATTCTGATAGTCCTGATGTAAAACGTGCTAAGAATGTTACTGAAGGTGTTGGTCTTGGTCTTGGTGTAGATTTTGTTGAAGGTGTTGGTAAGCTTGTCAAAGGTATTCGTGGAGTTCTACGCTCTACACAATGGGTACCAGAATCAGAAAAGGCTACACAGTGGTTCTCCAAGAACTTAGGTACCGAAGCAGCTACTGACATCGAAGAGGCTGTTGCAGAGTCTGCTGCACGTCGCTCAGACGCTTTGGATGAACTTGGTGAATACAACTTCTCTAAGAATGCTAACCTTGATGAACCTATGCTTGGTGTTCATGACCTTTATGGTTATGAAGAATCAGGCATTCGTTCTGTAGATGATCTTGGTGTTGTTGGTGCTGCTGTTGATGTAGCACGTATTAATAACAACATTGATAGTGTCTATGGTCGAGTAGGTAGTGTTATCTCTGAACCTGCTCTTAAGTTTGGTCTTGAAGTACCTGATGGTATGGAGACTATTATTAAGGGTCTTGCTTCTCAACTGCAAGATGCTGGAGAGTATGGCTACAGGACTGCTTCTGGTAAATATCTTTCCCATAAAGAAATCATGCAAGCTGGTGAAGATCTGGCTATGGATTTCTACAGGATGGATACACCTGAACTTCAACAAGCAATCAAGAAATGGCAAGGTATTGACGTAGATACAGGTGCTCCTGTACTGAAGAGTGAGGCATATGCTGCAGTCTTCCAGACCATCAATAAGTTAATGGACGACTACGCTAACATGGATGTTATGCGTGCTCAAGCATATGTTGGTACATCATTTGCTGGGCAAGTTTCTGACATGGCTCAAGGTGTACGTCTTATGGACGGCACTGCTGCTGTTGATCGAGCACAAGAACAGATCCTTGATCGTCTTGAATTCTTAATGGCACAAAAGGGTATGACCTCATACTCTCGTGGTCGTGCATTGAATATGCTTAATTTGTGGAACCGTCTTACTATGAAAGGTAGTGAGGCTGCTGATGCTGGTTATGCAACTAAGATTCAAAACGCTATTAAAGGTGAAGAGAACGAAACACTTAAAGCTATTGAGCGTATCAAGGCAGAAGCCAAGCAAACTATCAACACTCTACGTGAAGTGAAAGCTGAGCGTCCTGAAATGCTTGCACCGTTGATGATGGCGTATGAGTTTACTGATGGTAAAGTAGATACAATTTCTAAGCTGAACAACTACGTTCGTGGTTCTCTAGGTACTATCAGTAAAGCTTTCTTTGATGGTGAGCCTGAGATCCCTTCTGTTGTGATGCGTGGCTTCTGGTCTAACCTTTATAACTCTACTCTTTCTGCTATTGGTACACCAATTAAAGCTGGTGTTTCTAACCTGGCTGGTCTTGCTGAGCGTCCTATTTCCCAGGCAGCTGGTGCAATTATCAATGGAGATATGGCTACTTTTCGTAAAGGTTGGTATCAATACTCTGCAGCTTGGGATACACTTACTAAAGGTTTGGGTTACATGAATCAGGTCTTCCGTAGGTCTGCTTCTGATCCATATGTAATGGCTCTTCGTGAAGATACTGGTGTAGCAGATCAACAACAGCTTGAACTTCTTAACGCCTTTGCTAATGCTAAAGCTGAGCAAGGTGAATACGGTCCTCAAGTAATGATGTCTATTGTGGAGGCACAGAATGATCTTGCAATGCACCCTTGGCTACGTTTTGGTCAACGTGGTATGCAAGCGTTTGATGGGTTTACTCAAGCTGTTGTTGCTAACTGGGAAGCACGTGGTAAGGCATGGGATACAGTTACTAAAGGTGGTGTAATTCCTTTAGATAAGAAAGCATCAGATTCTCTGTCTAAAGAGGTATATTCTGCAATGTTTGACGAAAATGATAACATTACAGATTCTGCTGTGCGCTATGCATCAAGTGAAATCTCCATGGCTTTGGATAATCCAGCCAACGATGCTCTTTCTAGTCTAATTCGTACTGCTCCTATCCTTAAGCCATTCCTTCTCTTTACTAAGACCCCGCTAAACATGGCTCAGTACTTCGGTACTCATAACCCTGTTGGCGCTTTTATTGATAAGGTGAATGCCTTTGACCGTGAGTTCTTTGAAATGAGTGGTCAAGAAGTAGAGCAGCTACTATCTTCACGTGGTATTGACTACTCTCTTGATAACATTGAAAGTGTTTACAATACTGAACGTGCTATTCTCAAGGGACGTAAAGCTATCGGAACATTAGCCGTAATGGGTGCCGTTGGTCTTTTTATGGGAGACAATCTAACTGGCGATGGTCTTTATGACAAAGAAAAGCAACGGCTTCGTCGTGATGCTAACTGGCAACCTCGTTCTATTCGTGTACCTGGTGGTCAGTGGGTTAGCTATGACGGTATTCCTGGTGTAAGTGATTGGGTTGCTCTGACTGCTAACATCATGGATAACTTTGATTCTCTTAACTCTGCTGAGTTGGCTGAGAATCTACGTGCTGCTGGTTTTGTTCTTAGTGCTACCATTACTGATAAATCTATGTTGGCTGCTCTGGAGCCTCTTAATGACGTTATCCGTGGTGATGTTGGTGCTATTAACCGTTGGACTTCTTCTTTTGCTACCAGTGCATCCATGCCTGGTTCTAGTTTGATGGCTGAGTTTGGTCGTCTTATCACACCTAACAAGAAAGAACTTGAGAATAACTTCTTTGATCTAGTTGCTAACAGGAATCCGATTGCTAAGCAAACACTTCCTGATGCACACGACTGGATTGATGGCGGTCTTGTTGGTGAACCTCCTAACTTCTTTGCAAGGGTATGGAACACTTATCTCCCTTGGAAAGTAAATGGTGAGGTATCTCCTGAGAAACAATTTCTAATGGACATTGAATACGATGCTAGACCTTCACTTAGGACTAATGGTCGTGGTGTTGAATACAGCAACGAAGAACGTTCTGAAGTAACTAGCATGATGGGTAAACAGCAGATCTTTAAACGTGAGATCCAACGTATCATGCAGACTGAAGAAGGTAAGATGTTCCGCAAGGAATTTAAAAAGGCAAGAGACATGGGTCTTCAGCCTGATGTAGAAAAGTTTAAAAACATCCACCTATATCTCGATGCTGCTCTTCGCTCCTCTATGCGTTATGCAGAGGCACAAGTCTCTACTCGTGATGGTATTCAACAAAAAGTCTATAAGAATCAAACTGTTGAGAACTTCTTGCAAGTTGGTGACCTGGATGGAGCCAAGCGCTTCCTTGATGACATGAAACAAACAATGTCTTACTAATTGTAGCCATGGCTGTCACTGAAAATACTTATACAGGTAACGGTTCAACCGATACCTATTCATTTACCTTCCCATATCTTGACGCTGCCGACATCAAGGTTTCCTTGAACGGTACGCCTACAACTGCATATACCCTTGCCACTGCTACTACGATTCAATTTAATACTGCACCTGCTAATGGTGTCGCTATTAGAATTTATCGTGTAACAGATGATGCGGCACTTAATGCTACATTTATCTCAGGTTCTGCTATTCGTGCTCAAGACCTTAACAGCAACTTTACACAGAATCTATATGTAACTCAAGAGTCTGGCCGTGATGCTACAGAAGCAATTACTACTGCAGAGAGTGCTGTTACTACCGCTAATTCTGCTGTTACTACCGCTAACACAGCAGTTAGTACAGCTAATTCTGCTGTTACCACGGCTAATTCTGCAGTTAGTACTGCTAACTCAGCAGTTAGTACAGCCAATTCTGCTGTTACTACTGCAAACTCTGCTGTTACTACTGCTAACACAGCAGTCAGCACAGCAAACTCGGCTGTTACTACTGCCAATACAGCAAGTGCTAATGCTTCTGCAGCCCTTACTGCAGCTGCGGAAGCTCTTGCTTATACAGTAATTGCTGATGTTGCTGCTATTCCTGTAGCACCTGCTAATGGTGATGCTGTACGTATTCTTGATTCTACAGGTGTTGAAAGCTTTACTCCACTATCTTCAATACCTGTTGGCTTTACTGGAGATCCCGGTTTAACAGTTGAAATTTATTATGATAGTGGAACATCTTCTTGGGTATGGGTGCGCTACTATGCGACTGACCCTGAATTAAGGTATATCGCTAAAGCTGGCGATACCATGACAGGTGCTCTAGTACTCAATGCTGACCCTACAGCCAATCTCGGTGCTGCTACCAAGCAATACGTAGACACTGCTGTTGGTAACGTTGCTACTGATGCTATTAGTGAAGGCAACACCAGCGCAGAAGTCATCGACACCGGCTCTGATGGTCGGTTTGTTGTTACGACTGAAGGGACCGAGCGACTTCGTGTTGATTCGAGTGGGCGCTTAGGGATTGGCACTACGACGCCTCAAGCCCATCTGGATGTTAGAGATAACGTAGGTGGCAATGCTCGATTGGACATCCATAGTCAAGGTGCCAATGGAATGTTGACAACCCTTGTGTCAGAAAGATCAGGTCCATTCCGCATCTCATCAGAGAGTAATACAGCCGCTATAGCATTCAATACGGGAAGTTCTGGAACGAGCGAACGCGCCCGCATCGACAGCTCCGGCAGGTTGTTAGTTGGCACGTCTTCGAGCGTTTATAGCGGTCGCAAACTCCAAATCGTTGATGATGGCACTGGTATTGCCGAGTTTGCGTCAGGCCGCAATGATGGGTTTGGGCCAACAATTAGTTTCACAAAATCTCGTGGCTCAACAGCAAGTCCCAGCATCGTCAGCAATGGAGATGCACTAGGGGTAATCACTTTTGACGGATACGACGGCAGCACAAAACGCACTGGCGCTGAGATTAGGGCCGATGTAGACGGAACGCCGGGTAGTGCTGATCTTCCATCGCGTTTAGTGTTCTCCACTACCGCCGACGGAGCGAGCAGCCCGACGGAGCGGATGAGGATTAGCCAGAATGGCTTCATTGACATGCCTGGCGTTTACAGCTTCACTACAGCTAATGCTGCCAATGTTAATGTCGATACCACCGGCGGTATGCGTAGAAGCACATCGTCTAAAAAGTATAAAACCGACATAGAAACGCTCCAAGATTCATACGCTGATGCTCTTCTAGATTGCCGGCCTGTTTGGTATCGGTCTACTTGTGAGGCGGACTGTCCAGAACATAGTTACTGGGGCTTTATTGCAGAAGAAGTTGCAGCCATTGATCCTCGCCTTGTTCATTGGAAAACAGTTGAAATTACTTACGACGAAAACGGCTCTCCTATTGAAACTCCTTGCGATCAGGAGCCCGAAGGCGTTCAGTACGACCGCTTCGTACCTCACCTGTTGAACCTAATTAAGCGGCAGGGTGAAGCCATCGCTGAACTCCAAGCCGAAGTAGCAGCTCTCAAGGGCTTGTAGTCCTACTCACTAGGGGGTTGACAGGGGGAGGGGTGGTAGTGTACCATTAATGGGTAGTCGAGTTCCACCCTACCTCCTATGACCCTAACCCTAGTCTCCGCCTGGGATCAGTTCGTTGCTGAGCGGTCCA